ACGTTGACAGCTTCCCTGGAAAACATTGATCTTACAGAGGTCGGCGGGATGATGAATCAGAAGCTTGGAGAAGCCATGGCATCGGTAGATATGGCCGAATCGGGAGCTGGACTGCAGGAAGGGCTTCACAGTACGCTCATGTCATCGGTCGAGAACGTGGACCTTACAGAGGCGGGAAGTCTAATGAATCAAAAGCTTGGCGAAGCTATGTCTTCTGTAGACATGTCAGAAAGCGACGCCGGTTTGCAGGAGGGATTGCAAAATACGTTGACAGCTTCCCTGGAAAACATTGATCTCTCGGAAGTCGGCGGGATGATGAATCAGAAGCTTGGAGAAGCCATGGCATCGGTAGATATGTCTGAATCGGGAGCCGGACTGCAGGAAGGTATACAGAACTCATTAACTGCCGCACTTGAAGGAATAGATCTTTCGGAAAGCGCACAGATGATTAACACCTCTATTGTGACGGCGTTGTCATCGACCGAAGGGATAGATATGAGCGGATTTACAGCCGCTATGCAGAGCAGCATCACATCTTCGATAGATAGCTTGGATTATTCCGGCGTCACAACTGCTGTTGGAAACGGTATCTCGAATGCAATTACCGCGACTATGGGAACCATTCAAGGGGCGATAGACACCCTTTACAGCAACGTCGGATCTGCGATCAATACGGCGTTTTCAGCAGGATTTTCGACGACAACGACCGTGACGATTACGGTTAATTACAAGTTGGCCAATCCATCGGCTACAATTAGTTTTTCTGGCGGTGGATCCGGAACGGCTACTGTAAGCGGAAGCATATCTTCAAATGCCAATGGCGGATTTGCTTATGGTCCGGAGCTTACGTGGTGGGGCGAAGATGGACCTGAGGTAATCATTCCGCTTGGGAGTAAAAGGCGACAGCGGGGCTTGGAACTGTGGGCGCAGGCCGGAGAAATGCTCGGTGTTGGAAAGCACGCTGATGGAGGCTTTATTGGCTCCTCTGGCTCTTCCAATAAAAATATATGGGAGAATACAGAAAGCCTTGCAGAGCCAATATCAGAGAGCGACAGCGGCACTTCTGATGTTTCGACTGTCATTGACAGTGAGAAAAACTCGGATACCAAAGAAGTAAACCTTAGCGTGACTGTAAATCCGCAGTTTGTGATATCGTCAACAAGTCAGAGAGAAGACGATATCCTGCAAATTATCAAAACGCACATGAAAGAACTGGCAGACGATCTTGGCGGCGAGCTTGCCGATCGCCTGGGTGAAGTTTTCTCGAACATGCCGATAAGTAGTTAAGGGAGGCGCTTTATGGATGTTATTTTAACCGAAGTTGAAAACGGTAAAAGCAAATTTATCTTTCCTAGCCTCCCAGAGGAGGTAAAGGGAACGAATCGGACCAATTATCAGTCTTACGATATTCTGTCCTATGGCGAGGTAAAAATCCCAAAGGGGATGAAGCTTACAGAGATTTCATTCGATGGAATATTTTTCGGAGCAGCGAAAAGGAATGAGTCCATTGTAAAACAATGGATTAAGCCGGCAGAGTGCGAAAAAATTCTGAAAAACTGGCAGGAAAAAGGAACTGTTCTGCGGCTGATGGTCACTGAAACCAATGTTAATATCGATGTTACGATCAGTAGCTTTGAATGTACTGATTACGGCGGATATGGAAATAAGAAATATTCACTGGAGTTTGTGCAATACCGATCCTTGAAAGTTTACACGACAGACGAGCTGAAAATCGTAAAGTTTGTAAAGAAGACGGTAACGAGACCGGCGGCTGCGGCACCATCAAATAAAGGAAGCTACACAGTAAAGTCTGGAGATAACTTATGGAAAATTGCCAGAAAATTCTACGGCGGATCAGGATCAACGTGGACGAAGATATACAGCGCGAATAAATCTGTCATAGAATCAACAGCAAAAAAGCACGGTTATGCAAATAGCGACAATGGGCATTGGATTTTCCCTGGCACAGTTTTTGTTATTCCAAATTAGAAGGAGGACAGGGGAATGATAGATTTGTCGAAGATTCAATACCGCTTTGTCATTATGGACGAAAAGGGAAATCAGTACAATATAAAAGATTATGTGGAAAATCTCGGGTGGGAGCAAGGTGAAGACGAACTCTCCACCCGGATTTCGTTCACAACTAAAAATGAAAAGTCATCAAAAGAAGTGTTTTCGGATATAGCGAAACTCGGGTGTTTGGTCGGAGTATTTGTTTCTGATGGCGTTACGGATGACGAAGTGGCCCGCGGGAACATCATTGATTGGAAACCGGCATACTCTTCGGACGGGTACAAGTTTGACGGAAAGTGTTATGACAAGCTGTACAATCTCCAAGAGAGCCAGGATAATTTCTATTTCCCGGCAGGCACCGGAACAAAATCAGCCGTGACTAAAGTTTTTGATGACTATGAAATTGTTCTTGGATCATATGAGGGTCCAAACGAAACGCACGCAAAATTAACATTTAAATCCGACGATCCAGCTAATGTCATCATGGAGATACTGGACGATGCCTATAAAAAAGGCGGCGTGAAATGTGTCGTGCAAGATCGGAAAGGAAAAGCATATGTGGTTCCGTATGCGAACAATAAGACCGTATATCACTTTGCGGCCGAAAATGTAATCAATGCCACACATAAGAGGAGCACTGCAGGAATGGTTACTCGTGTGAAAGTGATAGGTCAGGAGGATGATGATGGAAAAAGCGCGGTGGAAGCTGTGCTGAACGGTAGTACAAAATATGGCGTACGGCAGAAAATAGTTCGAAGGGGAACTGATGAAAGCCTTGAGGATGCTAAGACATCGGCACAGACAATTCTCGATGAAGAGGGAGAAGTTCAGGAGGAGATGACTGTTAAGGCACCTGATATTCCATGGGTGCGCAAAGGGGACCTGGTTCATGTAACGGTTGGAACCATGAATGCGTACTACTATGTTATTGGCATAAGGCATGATGTAGACAGCCGCAGCATGACACTGGATCTTCATGTACCATTCAAAGAATATGAGAAGAAAGCACAGCAGACGGTACAGAAAAAATCTTACAATGTGGGCGATATTGTGAATTTCCACGGCGGAACACATTACGTTAGCTCTTATGCGGGATCCCGTGGATACAACGCAAGAGCTGGACGAGCAAAAATAACCATTAAGAACGGATCGGGGAAATCCCACCCATGGCACCTGATACATGTGGACAGTTCAAGCAATGTATATGGATGGGTGGACGACGGAACATTTGATTAAGGAGGGATGACGATGGCGTTTGATGGACATGCCGGAACAAACAAACTGGCAAGGACGCTTCATAAAAGAATGAAAAGCATGTCAGACTCTCCCCTTGTTCTTGATTTTGGAAAAATAGAGTCTGACTATGGGCTGATAACAAATACCTTCCCGGTAAAAATTCCAAATGGAGATTATACAGTGTGCCGGCATGTAACAGGTATGTCTCTTGGAGCTTCGGGCGGTAGTCATGGCGGGCATGAATATGGCAACGGTTCACATTCGCATTCCATACCGGTCCCCGGATTATCGCCGGGTGATCACGTGCTTGTGGCATGGGTACAGAATGAAGCGGTAGTCATTGATGTGATCAATTAGGGGAGGTGAAAACATGGACGAAGAAAATACGTTATTTCCCGTGGAGGAATCCCCCGAATTTATCGATGACGGAGATCAATTAGATCGGGATTACCATTATACGGTTGCGTGGGATGTTGAAAAACAGGATTTTGTCCTCAATGGAAAAGGGCAGATGGAGCAGTGCGATGGCGTGGAAGGGTATAAAGTATGGTGTTGCAAAATGGCTCTTACACAGCGATATGACTGCGCAGCTTATCCAGACGAAATTGGAACTGAATTGAACGAGGCTCTGGCAGAGGACAGTGAAAAGGCGGTTGAGTCCGCGATAGAGAGAACAATATCGGAGGCGTTGATGGTGAATCCAAGGACGGAATATGTTAGGCAATTTGAATTTGTTTGGAATGGCGATGCTGTAAGTGTTTCGTTCGTTGTTAAGGGAGTGGATATTGACGAGTTTAAAGTTTCAATATAGCGAGGAGGTGAAATGAGTGAATGCATGGAGTAAAGAATTTACGCCACCGGAATTCGTGGGTTATAGCGAGCCGGAGGAAATACAGCAGAGGATGATGAGCGAACTTCCGGAAGGTATTGATGATATGCTGGGAGGATTCCCTTATGATTTTACAATGCCAACGGCGATTGAAAAGTCAGAACTGATTCAGTTTCATATGGTCCGGACGCTCATGCTCATGTTTCCGATGTGGGCGTGGGACGATTGGCTCGATCTACACGCAGCAGCGGCAGGCATAG